CCACTTCGGGACTGGTTGAGTAGTATTGCGAATACACTTATTCAGCAAACCCCAGAATTCTCACGAATCTTTGAAGATAAACTTGCAGCAGAGGTAGACTAATGGCAGAAAACGACACAGGGCAGGGTGCGGTTCAGCCGTCAGCCACCCCGCCAGTCTTCGCGTCATCCTCAAGCGCCCTCAAACCAGACACCAAACTCGGTCGCCGCACCGTAACAGGAGCCGTCTCAGGTGTCACCATCAACCCTAAAGACATCGCCGACACCACAGGCGTATCCACCACAGAAGCAACATCTGCCCGTGTGCGCGAATCCGCAGGACCAACCTCATTCGGATACATCGGACAAAACCTCGTCGACGCCAACGGCACCATCGCCCGTGGTCAGTACGACGTAGAGAACGAAGCCTATGACATCCTCGTCAACTTCGGAGATACCACCGAACGCCTCACCAAACTCCGTGCCCTGCAAAGCCGTGGACTTTACGGCTCATCTAAGGTCGGTGCAACAGGCTTTGATTCACAAGACCTCTCGGTAGCAAAAGACCTTGCCCGCTACGCAAACGCCCGTGGTGTCACCGCAGATGTCGCACTCAACATGCTGCTCACCGAGTTCGCACCACAAGGAACTGGTCGAAGGATTCGTACCACCGCGAAAGAGGACATCCGTGCCACGTTCCGTAGCGTCGCGCGCAACACTCTCGGACGCGACCTATCTCCAGCACAAATTGAACGCTTCGTGAAAGCATACGAAGGCATGGAAGTCACTGAAGGAACTGGCGGGGTGAAGGCTCCAAGTATTCAGAGTGCTGCGCAAGCCACGATTGACACCCAGTATGGTGCTGAGGCTGGTGCTGTCGGGATGCTTTCTTTGTTTGATTTGATGGACGAGAAGATAAAAGGACTTGCATAATGGCAGCAGTTGACGACCTCAAGGCTCTTGACGAACTCATCGCGGACCCCAATGTTCGCGCGGGTTCCACGGGTCGCTACAAGAACAAGTCGTACACCCTGGCACAACTTGTAACGGAACGAGCAAAGGTCGCCAAGCAGGTCGAACAAGAAGAAACTGCTGCCACAACTGCTCGTACAACCGCAGCCCGTGAAGCCGCAGCAGAAGCCAAGACCGCGAAGGCAACGCAGGAAGAACTGAATCGTGAGATTCGGATGGCTCGTGGCGAACTTGAAGCAGCCCAAGGAAACCTGAATATCGCCATTGACAGAGGCGGGGATGTTGCTGGTGCACAAAAGGTTCTGGGTGAAGCGTTCCGCAAACTTCAGCAGTTGAATCCACAGGACAAGATGCTTGAAGGTGTCTCTGTCCCAACTGTTTCCCGTGGTGGCGCAGCCCGTGAAGGCGGAATGGAGGCATCCACTGCCCCAATCATGGGTGCGGCAGACATCCGCGCCAAAGAACAAGCAGCACTCAACCAGCAAACCGACCCTGACAGCGTTCGTGTCGTCAGCACCAAAACGATTGAACGAAACGGTTACACCATCAAAGTTGAAACCATGTCAGATGGCGCAGTCAAAGAAACCACGTTGGGCAAAGTCGGTGAAGTTACGCCAACCCCAACTGGCGGAGGCACTGGCGGGACCAAGACTGGTAAAGCAAAAACGGGCACCGACACCGTTACGGCACAAGCCGCAACCGATTGGGAAGCCACGTTCCGACAGACATTCCCATCACGCGCATGGATTCTCGACGAGGTAGACCGCACCAAATACCCGCAGTTGTTTACCCTTCTCAAGAAAGCCCACGACGAGAAGTACTACACCACCCCAGAAGGACAGCAACGCTTCCTTGCAGAACTTGAAGCGGTTGACTATTACAAGGAACTTGCGGTATCGGGCAAGGTTCGTGACATCAAAGCCGTCGTCGGCGACCTCGGATTCGAGTCCACAGACTTCGGTCGTTTCGTCAACCAGGCAATCAACTTCGGCTGGTCTGGGGACCGACTCAAGCAAGAAACCTATAAGGAAGTATTCCGCCGTAACCCAGACGGAACGTACGCCAATCCGACCGCAGTCACTCGCACAACCAAAGGCGCAGATTATCTCAGTGTCGGCAACATCGCCAAGGCATACTTCAATACCGCATCTGACGCAGGAATTGAGAGCGTACTCACGGGCAGCATCACCAACGAGGACTTTGCTCGTCAGCAGCGAGAAATCGCCAAGACCCGTTACGGTCATCTATCGAACCTGATTGACCAGGGCGTCACTCTTGAGGATTTGTCGGCTAGTTACAAGTCGGCTGCCGCAAAACTCCTTGAATTGGACTTGAACACGATTGACATGTCCGAAGCCCAATACGAGGTAGCCCTCGCATACGGTGGCGAGAACGGTCAGAAACGCACCATGACCACTGGCGAATGGGAACGACTGCTTCGAACCGACTCCCGTTACGGCTGGGAAAAGACCGAGAACGCCAAAGATGAGGCGCGTTCACTTGCAACTACTATTGCTCAGGCATTTGGAAGGATTCTCTAATGTCAATGATTTCCCCAATGGACCTTCCATTTGATGCTGGCGCACGAGCCGAAGCCGCCCGCGCCCAGGAAGCCTTTGACGCCACTTACGGATTCCGCAACAGCCTGCTTACTTCTGGTACGCCAGCACCACCAACACTTGACAAGTGGGGACGCGCACCTGGCGACCCTGACTACGGCAAGGACCCACTCGGAGGCGGTGGCGGAGGCGGGAACAAGACGGTAGTCCCGTCTGATGCAGAAACCGCTACTACCATTCTCGCCAACACCCTCAAGTATTACGGTTTGGACGACCCAGAATTCGTCACGTCCATCAAGGACGCCCTCGCTAACCGCATCATCACAAAGTCCTCAACCGTTGACGAAGTCGGCATACAACTCCGAGACACCCCAGCCTTCCAAAAGCGTTTCGCCGCAAACGAAGCACGACGCGCCGCAGGCAAGCCCGCTTACTCCATCAGCCAGTACCTCCAGTTGGAATCCGCATACCGCAACACACTGCGTTCCGCAGGCATGCCAGACGGCTTCTACAACGATTACACCGACTTCCAAAAATTTATTGCCAACGACGTATCCCCAGACGAAATCCAATACCGCGTCCAGCAGGGCTATCAGGCTGTAAAAGAAGCAGACCCAGCAGTCGTCAACGAACTCAAAAGCCTCTACGGTCTAGACGACAGCACCCTCGCCGCATACTTCATCGACCCAACCCGCGCCCGCGACGTAGTCGTCAGGTCCGCCCGAGCCGCAGAAGTAGCAACCCAAGCCCGCCAACAGGCAGGCATCGGTCTTACGGCAGGACAAGCCGAATCACTCGTCATGGGTGGCATCAGCGAAGCAGCAGCCCGCCAAGGATTCGGTGTCGTCCGCGAATCACAAGAACTCCTCGGAACCCTCCCAGGCGAAGAAACCCTCACCCAACAAGAACTCATTGAAGGTGTACTCGGCACCTCGGGACCAGCAGCACAACGAGTAGCAACCACCCGCCGTCGCCGACGAGCAGCGTTTGAATCAGGTGGAGCAGCAGCACTCAACACCCTCGGACAGTAATCATTGACTACACAGTTGATTCTGTGTACAGTAAGTAACGATACTTTCGAGTAGGAACCTGTGCGGGCGCCCCCCGACTCGCACGGCGCATATGGGGTGTACTAATCAACAAACAGCCGCCACGACCCTCCAGCGTGGTGTGGGTAAAAGGAGAGTGCCATAATGTCACAGTTTGACAACTACGACAGCGAAGACCAGATGGAAGAAACCGAAACCCGTAACCCAGTTCGGGCAAGGATGAAGCAACTGGAAAAGGAAGCCGAAGCACTGCGCAAGCAGGTAGCAGAAGCCGAAGCCGCAAAGAGAGAACTGACCTTCGTCAAGGCGGGCATCGACCCAGCCGACCCGAAGTTCAAGTACTTTCTCAAAGGCTACGACGGCGACCTCACCCCAGAAGCCATCAGGGAAGCCGCTGCCGAGGCGCAGTTGATTTCTACACCACCATCACCCGACCAAACGGATGAGGCGAAAGCGTGGAACCGTACCGCAAAAATTGCGGCGGGTTCACAAACCGCCCAGCCGCCAGTTGATTGGGCGAGAAGGTTGCAGGAAGCAACATCGCCACGGGAAGTTGAGCAGATTCTTGACGAGGCACGAGCAGCACTTCAAAATCCGTAACAACTAACAAAGGAAACAATCAACATGGCAGGCGAAACCACAACCTCGTCCCTCTCTGTTGACCAGGTTGCATTTGACCGCCTCGCGTACTTCGCGTTGCGTTCGGAACTCCTGTTCGACCAGGCAGCAGACGTTCAGCCAACCCAGCAGGCAATGCCTGGCTCGGGCGTCACGTTCACCATCTTCGCTGACATCGCAGCCGCGACGTCGACCCTCAACGAGGTCACCGACGTCACCCCGACCGCGCTGTCCGACAGCCAGGTGACCGTCACCCTCAACGAGTACGGCAACGCAGTCGTCACCACCGCAAAGTTGCGTGGCACCGCGTTCCTCGACGTCGATGCAGCAGCAGCCAACATCATCGGCTACAACGCTGGCGACTCGATGGACCAGGTCGTCCGCGAAGTTCTCGCAGGTGGCACCAACGTCGTGTACGCAACGGGTGGCGCAAGCACCCCGTCCAGCCGCACCACGGTCGCCGCAGAGGACATCATCGCCGCTGACGACGTCCGCAAGGTTGTCGCACAGTTGCGTGCCGCGAACGTCGCCACGTTCGAAGGCTCGTACATGGGCTTCATCCACCCAGACGTGTCGTACGACTTCCGTTCGGCAACCGACGCAGCCGCATGGCGCACGCCAGCGAACTACGTCAACCCAGAGGGCATCTACAACGGCGAAATCGGCAAGTTTGAGTCAGTTCGCTTCATTGAGACGCCACGCGCCAAGGTGTTCACGAACGCCTCGGACGGCTCGGGTTCAACGGGAACGGTGGACGTGTACTGCACGCACATCATGGGACGTCAGGCTCTCGCCAAGGCGTTCTCGGTTCAGGACGGAAACGGCGCAGTGCCGAAGATTGTCCGCGGCAACGTCACCGACTACCTCATGCGCTTGCAGCCTTTGGGCTGGTACTGGCTGGGTGGCTACGGTCGCTTCCGCGAGGCTTCGCTCCGTCGCATCGAATCGTCTTCGAGCATCGGCACGAACTAACTAGACCCAGTCTGGTTGAGAGAAGCCCCCTGCTTCGGCGGGGGGCTTTTCTTTTTGCTACACTCTTAGCGATGTCAATTTCCAACTACGCCGAAAACGCACTACTTGACACTCTGAGGAACCAGTCGTTTGCTGTCACCACCACCTACGTCAAGTTGCACACTGGCGACCCAGGCGAGGCGGGAACCAGCAATGCCGCAACAAATACAACCCGTAAAGCCGTATCGTGGTCGGCTGCGTCATCGGGTTCAATGGCTTCTTCTGCGACTCTTGAATGGACCAACGTCGCGGCAACAGAAACGTACACACATTGGTCGCTTTGGGACAATGCTTCTACGGGCAACTGTCTGTGGTCTGGCGCTCTGTCTTCTTCCGCCGCTGTTACTGCTGGCGACACGTTCCAAATCACTTCTCTCACCCTGTCGCTCGACTAGCCGCTAGGGGATAACCCCTTATGGCTATCACTGCGGTAACAGGATTCACAGAAGGATTCGTTGACACACACCCGTTTTATCGGGCTACCTATTTCCGCACAGTCTCCAGAACCGCCACAGGTCCAGGTAACGGTACACAGCAAACCGCATCAGGGCGCGTAGTCAGCCGCCTTGACCGTCTCGTCGATTACCACACAGGTTTCTACGGCAACGGCGGACGTTTCTATCTTGGCGTACGGGCGACCATCACCGTCACCGCAACCGCCACGGGCACGGGCACGGCGTCTTCCACGGCGAACGTCCTCAAGCAGCGCACTGCTACGGGTTCTGGTACTGGCTCAGGGACCGCAACCAGAAAACTTGTAGCCATCCGCACCGCTACTGGTTCTGGCACAGGCAGCGCATCATCCGCAGAAAACATTATTCGCTTCTACGGGCGCACGGCAACTGGCTCAGGGACGGGAACATCGCAAGCATCTGGTGTTCGTGCTGTCGTAAGACTGGCAACGGGTTCAGGTGCAGGAACAGGTACAGCAGATTGGAACATCAACCCTGCCCGCACCGCAACTGGGTCTGGTATTGGCTCATCTGCTATCGTCGTCACCCGTGTTGTACCTAGAACCAGCAGCGGTCAAGGCATTGGCGGGTCGTCGACGCAGCGCGTTCTCGTTGCGCTCCGAACGGCAACGGGCACGGGAACGGGTACGGATACGTCGGTCGGCGCTAGAGCGCTCAAGCGAACCAGCACAGGCTCAGGCGAAGGAACGTCTACATCTACTTGGGTAAAGTCCCACATCTTCCGCGTACCAACCACAAGAGAATACGCATGGGCTGAACGTCTTTCGGAAGATGCACCAGACAGACTGTTCTCCCACACCCCACAAGGAATTCGCGCCAAAAACCTGTACCGTCTCAGCAACGGAACCTACACAACAACGGACCCACGCAGACCAGAACTCATCACCCGTACCTACTACGGTGGGCATGACATCTTTTTGACCGACGAAGAAGTAACCGAACTCACCGCCGCAGGATACGGAGCCAGCATCACCTAATGGCAACCTTCACCCCACCCTCAGACAACTTTGTCGTACCAGCAATCATCCAAGACGTCATGTCCATGCTGCCGCTCAGCAAAGAAGAACGCCTCGCCAACAAACTCGGTGTCCACATCGAAGCGTCGGGCAGAGGTAGAAACATTTTCCTGCTCACCAACGGCACCTATACCGAACGCCAGCCATCCGACTACACGCTTATCTCCAAGGTTTACTATGGTGGGCACAGTACAGAAGTGGACGCAGCCGAGGTCGCATCGTTGACCGCCGCTGGATACGGAGCATACATATCGTGAAGCACAGGGAAACCCATCCGAACCTTGATGTCGAAGGATGCTTCGGCTGTCGTGTCGCAGGTATCCGAATGGGTACCAACTCGACCACGTCACGGGGCGCTAAGGTGGCGTCAATAAATCAGACGGAACGAAACTGGAACAAAGATATGCCCGCCTATAAGCGGCTCCGTGCAAACGGATTACAGCCGAAAAAGATAGATGGTGCAGCCGAGGTTGAGAAGAAAGCGCAGGAATCATGGCAGGTAGAAACGGGGATACTGCCAAACATTTAGCGTTCATCGGACCAGACCTACCCCATGTCGGGTATGGTCGCATGTTCGTCTCGCTCAGAGACACCCTCGCCACAAGGGTCAACCTCAACGACCGTGCTGAGCATGTGGTGTATGCGATGCAACCAGACATGGTCAAAGGTTGGTATCACGGGCAGAAAGCCACCATCCTCACCATGTGGGAATCAAACAAACTCCCACCAAAATTCTTTGAGTACCTCCCGCAATTCCAAACCGTCATCGTTCCCTGCCTCCATAACTTTGACTTGTTCTCCCAATACCACGACAACGTCCATGTCATACCCCTCGGCGTAGACCGCACCGTCTGGTGTCCGAACCCGCAACCGAAAACGGACCGCTTCAAGATTCTGTGCGGAGGGTCCGAATGGCACCGCAAAGGACTCGATGTTGTACTGGACGTTTTCAACATGTTAGGTATGCCTAACACTGAACTGCACATCAAGATAGTTCCGCCGTACAGGTCTGCTCCAGAACGCATCGACTACCCGAACGTGGTGGTGCATCGGGACTGGATGACTGTAGAAGAAGAAGCCGCCCTCATGCAATCTATGGACTGTTTCGTGTCTGTTTCCCGTGGCGAAGGTTTCGGACTCATGCCTCTTCAAGCCATGTCCGCAGGAATCCCCACCATCCTCACGGACGCCCACGGTCACCGAGAATTCTCAGACCTTGCCACCCACCGCATCTCTACCACCCCGCAAAAAGCGACCATCGGCAAATGGTCCGACATTGGCAACTGGGAAGAACCAAATCGGGAAGAACTAGCCGAAGCCCTCTGGGACATGTGCAACAACCGTGACCGCTACACCCAGCAAGCAATCGACACCGCCCCAGAAACCGCCGCGTTCAACTGGGAAACCTCAGCCAACCAACTCCTCCAAATCGTCAAACCCACCAGCAACACCGTCGACTCCAACTGGGTACGGGCAGGGGACGTCACCACCCCCATCAGGGTCAACCGCCGCATCAAAGCCGACATCGGTGCCCACCACATAGACCTTGCCCCTGGGCAGACCTATCATGTAGTGTTGAACGTCAGAGATGTTCTGAAAGAATCAGGGTATCTGCTGGAGGACCAGTGAAGAAGCCAACTAAAGCACAGAAGAAAATCACCAAGGTGATGCGCGAATACAAGGGTGGGACGCTGCACTCTGGCAAAGGTGGTCCCGTTGTGAAGTCCCGTAAGCAGGCTGTCGCTATCGCGCTGTCCAGTGCTGGAAAGTCGAAGAAGAAGCGTGGCAAGTAAAAAGGCTTTCTGGGATAAAAAGAATCCCAACAAGAAGTCAACCCCGTTGACTCCGTCGCAGAAGTCTGCGGCAAAGGCACGAGCGAAGAAGGCTGGGCGTCCTTACCCGAACCTCGTTGACAACGCATGGGCGAAACGCAATGGCTAAGTATCAGGGCAAGAACGTCTCGCTGAATAGTCCGCGCCCCATCAGGAAGGGTGAGCCAGGGTACGGTCGCAAGAAGTCTGTGGTGTATGTGTCGGCTGGCGAGCAGGTGAAGCGTGTGATGTTTGGCGACCCGAACATGACCATCAAAAAGGAGCAGCCTGGTCGCCGCAAGAATTTCCGTGCCCGCCATAACTGTGGTAATCCAGGTCCTAAGACAAAGGCGCGTTACTGGTCTTGTAAGGCGTGGTAAACTCCATCCACTGAAAGGAAGCACCATGTCGAAGAAGTCTGAGAAGTACAAGTCCAAGGCTGCCAAGATGAAGCACGAGAAGTCTGAGGGCAAGAAGGAACGCATGATGGAATACGGTTCCAAGAAGTCCAAGAAGAAAGGAAAGTAATTATGCCAATGGTTGGAAAAAAGGAATTCCCGTACACGAAGGCTGGCATGACTGCCGCTAAGAAGGAAGCCAAGAAGTCTGGCAAGCCAATGAAGAAGGCTAAAAAGAAGAAGTGACCACAGCCGCAACCGTCATTGACAGGACGTTGCGCCAACTACTCTCAGGAACAGTAGAGGCTCGCAACAAACTGGCTTCTAGTGTCGACTCGTCCACGACGAGCGTAACTGTGTCATACAACCTGGAAGGGTTGCGTCCAGGACAGGTATGCGAAATCGACTCAGAAGTCATGTACATCTGGGAAACCGACCCCAACACCAAGACCTTGACGGTTCAGCGCGGATTCAACGGAACAACCGCAGCAAGCCATAGCGCGAACGCAATCGTCACCGTCTCCCCGCGTTTTCCCCGTGCACAGATTCTTGAAGCAATCAACGACGAGTTAGCGGACCTGTCCTCTCCGATGCACGGACTGTTCAAGGTCACGAGCATGAACCTGGATTACAACGGTTCCGACAGCATGATTGACTTGACGGGTGTCACCAACATCATTGACGTCCTCCAGGTTTCTGTTCGTTACATGACCGATGATTACCCTGTAGCCCGCAAAGTGCGCCTCGTACGCGACGTTCCAACCGACGACTTCCCATCAGGGTTCGCTCTGCGTTTCGACCAGGGCGTGTTCCCAGGGCGCCTCCGCATCGTCTACAAGGCACCATACAGCAGCGCCTCCACCGAAGCCACCGACATCAACAGCACTTGCGGTGTCCAGGATTCGGTCACGGATATTGTGACGTTGGGTGCGCAGATTCGTTTGATGTCGCCACGAGAAATCAAGCGGAACTTCACCGAATCTCAAGGCGACACCCGTCGCGCCGATGAAGTCACTGCTGGCGCTGTCGCTGGGTCTGTTTCGAACCTTCTTCGTTTGCGCCGTGACCGCATCCAGGCTGAAGCCGCAAGACTCGCAAGGGCATACCCCACCTTCCTCAACAAGGACTAAGCCGTGGCTGACATCCTGTACAGGTTCACGGACGCTTTCAAACCTGCACCAAAATTCTTTTCAGGTGGAACAACCAGCCAACTCGTACCAGACGTTTTTCCTATCGCCATTGACGGTCGCCCCTATCTCATCGACCAAAAAGCAGGCACGTTCGCTAGAGGGTTTGAGCCGCGTGTCCGTGACTCTGTTGACCAGTCCACCGCACCAGGCGAAGCCGCTATCAACCCGCAAGGTTTGTGGCGTCGAGGCGAAGTGTCATGGCATTACGGCGCAGGACAAAAATATGCGGACACCGCAGAAGCACAGGACTACAGATTCCACACGTCCAAAGGTGTCGACCCTTGGACCAAAGGACAGTTGACGCTTCTCCCAAAAACAAAGGTGTCTCTTGCTAGTGCTGCGACTACCGCTCATGTTGTAGTACAGGACGGTCGTGTCTACGCCTCCCTGAATGGTGACGTCAAATACACCACCGACCCGTACGCCTCATCCCCAACCTGGTCCGATGCGACAGGCGAACCAGGCGGAACCTGCGCAGCAATGGCAACGGATGGCTCACGCATCTATCTTGCGTTTCCATCTGACGGAATCCGTGTCATCAACCCAGCGACGTCGGTTTCAGTTATTTCATCTAGCAAATTTGTCAACTCAAGCGATAGTTACTACATGCTTGGTTTTGCCAAGAATTACATGTTCGGCGCATACGACCACATTCTGCACACCATCGCCGCAGGCGGCTCAAAGAGCGCAATCATCACCCCCGACGACCAGCAGTTCCGATGGATTGGTGTAGCCACGGGACAGAACGCCGTTTATGCTGCAGGGCACGCAGGCAAAAAGTCTCTCATTTACAAAATCACCATCAAAGCAGACGGCACCCTTGACGCAGGAGTCGTCGCACTCGAACTCCCCACAGGCGAAGTCGTATCCGCCATCTCTGGCTACCTCGGATTTGTCCTCATCGGCACCGACAAGGGTGTACGTTTCGCCTCCACCGACAGCAACAGCAACCTTGTCGCAGGACAAATCATCCCCACCTCCAGTGCAGTAACCAAGTTCACCAGCGAAGGTCGTTTCAGTTATTTCACTTGGACGAACTACGACGGCGTATCAGGCGGACTTGGTCGACTTGACCTCAGCACATTCATCGCCACCAACACCCCCGCCCACGCAACGGACCTCATGTACGATTCCACCGCAACAATCAACGGTCTCGTCACATTCAACAACAAACGCTGCTTCTGGGTTAGCGGTGTCGGCATCATCGCAGAAGACTCAGCCAACCTGGTGGAGACAGGCGAAATTGTTACAGGCACATATCGTTGGGGTATCCCAGACCGCAAGTTCGTAGCCAAGTTCGACATCCGCACCACCCCGCTCTACGGAACAATCACTCCGTATATTTCTAGCGACTCAGGAACATACGCCTCGCTCACCGCACACGACAAACCACTTACCACCGAATCCGTATCAACGGGTCCGCAAGCCAAGTTCATTGAAGCAAAATTCAAACTGGAACTGGCACGGGCATCAGCAACCCAGGGACCCACCCTTACCCGTTGGATGGCGAGAGCCTACGCCTCCCCAGCCAGAAGCCAAGTCTTCCGAGTCCCCATCCTCATGCACCATCGCATCAGGGTCCGCGACTCAGAATACTATTTTGATGTTGAGCGCGAACTCCAAACCCTACGCGAACTGGTCACCAACCCCCGCGTGATAAACTACCAAGAAAATACCGAAGTATTCTCCGTAGTGGTAGAGGACCTCGAATTCCAGGTGATAGACGGTTATCAAACCAACTGGGACCTAGAGGGAACCTGTACTGTTACAATGCGTTCGGTAACGGATTAGGAGTTTAGATGCCATACGCAACACGACGGTCATATGCAGGTGCGGCTCCCGCTTGCACCCTGACGAACGCCATCAACTCGTCTGACACGTCGGCGCTTCTCACTGGTGATGTCACTAACTGGAACAACACCACCAACGGACCGTTCTACATGGTCATCGACCCAGGTCTTTCAACCGAAGAAAAGGTACTGGTATCCACCCGTTCTGGTTCATCGCTTTCCTCCATCACTCGTGGCGTAGACGGAACCACCGCATCATCGCACTCGGCTGGCGCAACCTGCTACCCAGTATTCACCGCTGTTGACGCAGACCAGGCGAACCGAGTCGCATCTGTTCTGACCACGAAGGGCGACCTGCTTGCTACCGATGGCACGGTCTTGAACCGTCTCGCCGTCGGCGGGAACGGAACCATTTTTGTTGCTGACTCAGCCGCAACGAATGGTGTGAACTGGTTGACTGCTGGTACGGCTGGCTATGTGTTGACTGCTAACGGTTCGGGTAATGCTGTAACATGGACTGCACCAGCCGCAGGTGCGGATGTTCTTCAAGTTCAGGTTTTCAGTTAGGAGCGTAAGTGGCAACATACACCAAGGTCAAGTTGAGTGGCTCAACAGATGGTCGCGCAATCAAGGTTGCTGCGACTGCTACTGCTGGTACGACGATTCACACGGGTTCGACGACCGCTACAACCTATGACGAGATTTGGTTGTATGCGCAGAACACTGATACGTCGGCGGTGAAGTTGACGTTGGAATGGGGTGGGACTTCTGCTCCTGATGATTTGATTGAGTTGACTGTTGCGGCTGAGTCTGGTTTGGTGCTTGTTGCGCCTGGACTGTTGTTGAAGGGTAATGCTACGGCGTTGGTTGTTCGTGCGTTTGCTGCGACGGCGAACGTGATTACTTTGCACGGGTTTGTAAACCAGATTACGGCGTAGGTTCCCGATGACTTTACGTTGGGACCAGCGAGGGCGAGTTAGCCAGTATGTAAAGAACTGGATGTCTCCATCGTTTATTGTTGAATATCTAATTGTTGGCGCTGGTGGTGGCGGTGGTTGGGGAGGCGGAACACCTAGCGGTGCTGGCGGTGGTGGTGGTGGGCAGTCTGTTGGGTCTTTTACTCCTGCTCGCGCCACGACCTATACAGTGACTGTCGGCGCTGGTGGCACTACGGCTAATGGTGTCGCCAACACTGGTAGCAGTTCAAGTTTTAGCGGTACTGGTTTTACGACCGTCACTTTGACTGGCGGTACGGGTGGCGGGCAAACGAACACGGTTGGTACTGGTGGTACTGGTACAACTTCTGGTGGTTCTGGTGGTGCTGGTGTGAACACTGGTACCGCTGGTAACGGTACTGGTGGTAGCACGTCAACCATTTCTGGTTCTTCTGTCGGCTATGGCGGCGGTGGCGGCGGTTCCACTAAGTCTGGTACGCAGGGTTCTGGTGTGAACGGCGGCGGTAATGGTGGTGCTACTGGTTCTGCTGGCACAGCAAATCGTGGAGGCGGCGGTGGTGGAAGTGCGACTGACAGTGTTGGTGGCGGTACGGGCGGCTCTGGTGTTGTGATGTTGCGCTACTGGTCTGCTGATGCACAAGAGTTAGGTATCTCATTGAGTGGAGGAACGATTACAAGTTCCAACGGGTATACAATTCATACCTTCAATTCCAGCAGTTCATTGGTGGTTGCCTAATGTCGCGTGGTGGTAGAACCAGGGTTGGGCAGTACACGGCCCAGTCGAACCGGTACAAGCTGATAAATACGTTTCGTGGTGGTACTGAGTCGTATGTGTCTTCTGGTGGGGTGTTTTATAAGGTTCACACGTTTACGTCTTCGGGGTCGCTGACTTCAAGTTCCACTATCGCTCCGTTGTCGGTGGAGTATCTGATTATTGGCGGTGGTGGAACTGGCGGAAGCACCAACGGCGGCGGTGGTGGAGCGGGTGGTTACAGGTCTTCTGTTGCTGGTGAATCGTCTGGTGGGGGACAGTCCGCTGAATCACCCTCCCTTGTCACACACGGCACCTATACGGTTGTTGTTGGCGGTGCGGGTAGTAGTTCTTCGTTCAATGGTGTTACTGCGACTGCTGGCGCTAACGGGTCGAGCA